TGGTCAATATAAAACATTAGAACAAGCTGTTAAGAATGAAAAAGAAACAAGTTCATCTAGAATTAAAGGTGATAAAAAGGTTGATGCTAATTTTAATGAATAATGTTAACTAATACAAAAGCATTTTTAGAAGTTAGGGAAGAGTTTAATAAGACTGGTCAGTATACTAAAGCATTGCAAGGTACTTATCAGTATAATGAATTTTGGAAAGAAGAGTTAAGAAAATGTCTTGATGGTGTTACTATTGGTAATGTTACAATACCAGGTACATATTATTTTTATTTGAATTATACTCAAATGGAAATGAAGAATGAAAGTACAGGTAGAAAGACAAGAAACTTTCCAAGATTTACTGATGTAGATTTAGAATTCTTTTCTTTAATTGAAAAAGCAAGACAAGAAAAGAAAGGTTTTATAATGGTTAAACCTAGAAGGACTGGTTTTAGTTATAAGAATGCTGCTTTAGTTACACATGAATATAATTTTTTCAGAGATTCAAGGTCTATTATATCAGCTTATGAGAATAAGTATTCTGATAATACAATGAATATGACATTGAGTAATCTTAACTTTTTAGATAAGAATACTGTATGGTATAAACCTAAAAATCCAAATACTCAAGATTTTGTAAAAGCAAGACATCTTAAAAAGATGGATGATGGTAGAGAAATATGGGTAGGTTATAATTCTGAAGTTAAAAAGATTACATTTAAGGATAATCCATTTGCATCTGCAGGTTTATCAGCATCATTGTTTTTATTTGAAGAAGCTGGTATTTTTAATAATATTATAGAATCTTATAATATATCAGAACCTTGTTGGAAAGATGGAGATGATATGGTTGGTATGCCTGTAATTTATGGTACTGGTGGTGATATGAGTGGAGGTACTGCAGCATTTTCAGAAATGTATTATGATCCTGAAAGATTTAATTTGTTAGCATTTCCTAATTTATGGGAAACAGATAAATCTAATCAAAGGTGTGGTTGGTTTTTACCAGCAACTAAACAAAGGTTTGGTATATTTACAGATCCTGAAACTAAAACTACTGTACAATTAGTTGATAGTGAAGGTAATTCTAATGAAGAATATGCTTTAAAGTCTATATTAAGACAAAGAGAAATTAAAAAAGGTAATCCTGCAGCTTATAGGGATGTAGTTACCCAATATCCATTAACACCCTCAGAAGCATTTTTAATAACATCAGGAAATATGTTTCCTACAATGTTATTAAATGAAAGGTTAGCAGAACTTAAAAGTAATCCTAAGAAATATGTTGAAGTAAATTGGATAGGTAATTTTACAATTACTGAAGATGGTGAATTAAAGTTTCAAGCATTAGATAATGTACAGCCTTTAAGAAACTATCCTATCAAAAATACACCTGATGATAGTATTGTTGGTTGTATAGAAATTTATGAACAACCTCAAAAAGATAATGATGGAAAAGTATTTCCAAGAAGATATATTGTAGGTATTGACACATTTGATGATGATCAGTCTACTACAGATTCAGTAGGTTGTGCTTTCGTATATGATAGATTAACTAAAAGAATTGTAGCTGAATATACAGGTAGACCACAACTAGCTAAAGACTTTTATGAAAATTGCAGGAAACTTATAATGTATTATAATGCTGTTGGTTTTCCTGAAATTAACAAATTAGGTTTTGTTACTTATATGGAACATAAAAAATCATTGTTTATGTTAGCAGAAACTCCTGTTCAATTAAGAGATAGAATTGAATGGAAACCTAATTTAAATACATCATATGGATTTAAAGCTACTGATAGAACTAATACATGGGGTAGAGAACTAATAAGAAATTGGTTATTAGATCCTATTGAAAATGGTTCTGAAATACTTAATGTACATAGGTTAAGGTCTACAGGTTTAGTACAAGAATTAATTAAATGGAATAAAGATGGTAACTTTGACAGGGTATCATCTTTAATTGCAGTATTAATATTGGATGAAACTTTAAATAAAGAATCCATTAAGAAAATGGAAAGTAAAACAAAATCATTTTTAGAATCTGATTTCTTTAAGGATAGAGGATTTTTAAGATCAAGTAATAATCCTTATGGAGATGATCAAATTGTTGAAAATGATTATATAAATAATAGACTATCAAATCTTATAAATATATCTAAATAAATTATGAACAATCTAGTTATACAAGTACCAGAGCAAGCATTGTCAGATTCCAAGAAAAATTTGGATTGGGCTAAAAAATGTATTGATGCTGGTGAAAATGTGTTAATGTTTGATTCTTCTGTAGTAAGACAAACTTTTTATAATAAAAAGGTAAACTACAGGTTAAGGAATAATATGTTAACTGATAAAGACATACAGTCTGTATGTGAGCCATATGGTATTGAATTTACAGCATTTCCTAAAAATATGCAACATATTGGTTTAGGTAATTCTAAAGTTAATACTTTAGTAGGTGAAGAAGCTAAAAGGTTAGCAAGGTATCCTTTTAGAGCATTTATATCATCTGCTGATCAAATGGGTGTTTCTTCTAAAGAAGAGCAAATTAGAGATATGTGGTATCAAAAATTGGTATCTATAGCACAAACTAAATTGCAAGCTTCATTTGAAGGTCAACAAATTGATCCTCAAGTAATGGAAGAAGAAATGCAGAAAGAATTAAGTAAGTTTGATAAATATTTAAAATATAATTATCAGGATCTTAAAGAAATAACAGCTAATAAAATACTTAAATATAAATATAAAAGGTTAAAAGTAGCTGATGTATTTTTAAGGTCATGGGAAGATTTTTTAATTTCTGGTGAAGAGGTTGTGTGTATTGAAGAAGCAGGTGATGATATTATATTTAGAAAAGTAAATCCATTATATTTATTTACTATTCAATCACCTGAAACTTATAAAATTGAAGATGCTGATTGGATTGTAGAATATACAATGATGTCTGTTGGTCAGGTAATAGATTATTTTTATAATGAACTTACCAAAGAACAGATTGATATGTTAGAACAGAGTAAAGAATACAATACTATGAGAACTGGTGGTATTCAAATGGCTTATAATAGAGATATTACTGTTGAAGAAAGGTTTGGATATACAGCAGGTGAATTATTTGTACCTAATCAAATAGCTACACATTATTTTGGTGGTGCTTATGACCAAAGAGGTAATGTTAGGGTAATGAGAGTGTGTTGGAGATCAAGAAGAAAGATTGGTAAAGTATCTTATTATGATGAATATGGTAGTCCACAATTAAAGATTGTTGATGAATATTATAAGATTGATAAAGATGCTGGTGAAACTGTAGAGTGGTTATGGATTAATGAATGGTGGGAAGGTACTAAAGTTGCTAATGATATTTATGTAAAGATTAGACCTATACCTTATCAGTCAAGAAGCATGAGTAACTTGTCTGAAAGTAAACCACCTTATGTAGGTGTATATTGTAATACTAATAATTCAAGGGTAATGTCATTTATGGATGTTATGAAACCAATGGATTACTTGTATGATATATTCTTTCATAGGTTAAATCTTGCTATATCTAAATATAAAGGACCAATGTTAGGTATTAATGTTAGTATGATACCTTCAGAATGGGATCCTCTTAAATGGTTGCAATATGCAGAAGCTACTAATATAATGTTTTTTGATCCTACTAATGAGGTTCTTAAAGGACCTATGCAAGGTAAATCAGCAGGTACTTATAATCAATTATCTGCAAGTGCTATAAACCTTGAAATGGGTAATTATATTAATCAACATGTTCAATTGTTAACATTTGTTAAACAACAATTAGATTTAATATCAGGTGTTAATGAATATAGACAAGGTGATATTAAAGGTGATTCTAATGTTGGTACATCTAATATGGGATGGACAGCATCTAACTCAATGACTGAAAAGTATTTTGCATTACATAACTCATTTAAAAGAGATTGTATGCAAAGATTATTAGAAGTTGCTAAATATGTATGGAAAAAGAATCCACATAAAGCACAGTTTGTATTAGATGATATGGGTGCTGAAATTGTAAGTTATTATGATGAGTTTTCAGAATCAGAATATGATATTCATATAGATGATGGACCAAATACACAAGAACTTATGCAAGCACTTAGTCAACTTGCACATGCAGGTATGCAAACTGGTCAGATTAAATTTAGAGATCTTATTGAAATTTATAAAAAAGATAGTATATCTGCACTTGCTAGATATTTGGAAGAAGCTCAGGATAAGATTACTCAAGAACAACAACAAATGCAGCAAATGCAACAAGAATCTCAAGAGAGAATGGCTGCTCAACAAGCTGAAATTAAAGCTCAAGAATTACAACTTGAAATGGAAAAACTTAATAGGGAAGATATTAATAGGCAATTGGATAGAGAAAATAAGATTCAGTTAGAAACTATTAGAGCTATGAGTTATGCGCAAGATCAAGATGTTAATGAGAATATGATTCCTGATATTTTAGAACAAAGTAAAGTTGCTTTACAACAACAAAAACAAGTATATGAACAAGTACAAAAGGATAAAGAACTTCAGCTAAAAAATCAGGTTGAAAATAGAAAGGTAGAAATTGAAAAACAAAAATTAAATGTTAAAGAAAAAGAAATACAAGCTAAAAAAGAAATAGAAAAACTTA